TCTTTAAGTAGTTGTGCGCGTGAAATAGCCATGATTTAGCTCCTTAGATGCCGACGGCGTTATTGTACGAATGGTAACCAAAGTTCAGCTTAACGATGAACTCAACATAGGCACCAGCCGAATTGGCGGTGTCAGGCACCACATCGACGATTCGCAGTGGCAGACTAGCAGTGGTTGCACCAGCAGCACTGTAGATACCAACTTTAGAATTACCCGTTGTTGACGAACCTGTGTTCAACACCAGACGAGCATTGCTGCCGACCATTGTTTGACCAAGATAAGCAGGCAACAGACCTGACGAAGTATTGTTGACGGTAGTACCAGCAACGTTAACTGCTTTAAACAGTTGATCTGGATCGTCAGCAATGAAAGCCACAATATTAGTAGCGCCAGCAACGCCGGGCCAGTATTGCGAGAACGTCAGTTGATTCGTGCTTGGATTGGTATACGAACAACCCACAAACACACCAACAACACCAGCCAAAGGCGTAGCATCATCAGCAAGCGGGGAGTTTTCAATCGTACCACCAGCTACCAAAGTAACAACGCCGCCATTATAAATAGCAGTGGTGTACGTAGCAGCGATAGGAAGTTGTCGGGTTGCGCCGGCAAAGACCTGACCACCAATCAGATTGATTGGTTTTAGCCCATAAGGGGCTGAGATTACAGGATAAGCCATATATAGCTCCTAAAGAAGTTTATTTGCCTTTGCCAAATGAGGTCGTAGATTTACGCTCATTAAACAATGGCATACGAGGATCACTTTGCCGCATAAGACTGTTGTCTACCGCCTCGATCTGGCCTTCAGCTTGTTTCGCATAATGCGAGTTCCGCTGTTCTACAAACTCAATCGGGGTTTTACAGAGCAACAATCCACCAATCTCGATGTTGTCCTTAAAGCGACTCGTCGGATCAATTAGCAGTTGAAATTTTGGTTGTTCTTCAATCTTAACTGGCTCCCAGCCTTCACGGAGTTTTGCCGAAAGGTTACGTGGGTCAGCATTATTAAGCGTTGAAGTACGAATCCATCTGTACGCGAAACCGGGTTGCTTGTCTGGTTCTGGCAAAAGCTCTGCGGGGGCCCACTGCTTGGGGCGCTCGTAAACGGCACGCGTTTCTAAATCACGACTAACTTTGTTTTCAGCCATTGTTGGCCTCCATTTTCATAATTTCACGAGCATACTGCTCATTTGTTAACCCAAGGCGTTTCGCAATATTAATTTGCGACTGCTTTAAAGTAATCCGTTTGGAGGATGTACTTCTACTAGCAGGTGCCACAACGTTAGATGGCTTTGACCTTTGTTTTTCAGGCTGTTCTTCTTGCCCTTCAAACGATTCAGGAAAGCGTCTACGCATCGTTTCATCAACACGCTTGTAATACTCGTCGGTCGTAGCATACGCCATACCGTGCTGTTTTACTAACTTCTCGTGCAGACCAAGTGCAGATGCTGTCATCTCTTCATCCTCACCGAACCATTTATTTCGCTCTTGCCACGAAATTGCCTTTGGGTCAGGATGACTTACTTGTTTCTGTTGCAACTGATTATTTACACTAAAGTCCTCTTCTTGTAAAGGCTGTGGTCGATAATCTTTTACTTTTTGCAATTTGTAGTTGGCGTTAGACAACTTTTCCTGCGCAGCTAATAGCTGATCTGAATCACCAGTATCATACGCTTCCTTGTATTCCTTACGGGCTGCGTCTAATTCTAGCTCAATGGACGTTTTGTATGTATTTACTAACGTCTCATCTGTTGTGCTTGCTTTACGTTTCAGGCTCTTATTTTCCTCAAGAATCTTTTGAGCAAAGTTAATAGCCTCTTGCTGTTCACGTAATGCGCGTTCTTTCTCACGGCGCTCGTCGTGCCAGACTTTTTTCATCTGTAGCATCTTGGTTTTGACTTTGTCGGAATACTCTTCCAACTCATCATTATCAAGTTCATCTACAATATTTTTTGGCAGTGGTTCACGATTGCGATCTGCCGGCGGAGTATCGTCTTCTACTTCAAAATTAAAATCATCATCTTGCTTTGCTGATTTCTTTTCTTTTGTTTCAACTTCATCCGGAAATTCGAATTCAGTTTTTTCCATATTATTTGTTGCCATTTGTATGCTCCTTCTGCATTGTCAAAACTTAAGCTCTTGAGATGCCGCGTGGATCAGCTACTACTGCCTCAACTGTATCGTCATTAATAAGACGGAACTCGCGGCCATGAATCTTCAAACGTGTGCCTGAGTTTGGTCGAGCCAAAACAAAATCCCCTTCTTTACACCACGGTCCCGTAGGGAACTTTTTCTCATCCTTGTAACATTCTGGCCCCATCTTAATAACAAAAAAGACAGTAGCTAATGCTTCTTCAAATCGTCGAGTTTCATCAGCTTTGATGAGTCCACTCTCGTACTTGTCTTCAGCTTCAGGGATCGTCACAAGGATGTGATAACCCGATGGAGTTGGAAGTTGTTTTGCTTTTTCTTCAGCTGTTTGTGGCAGCGTCGAAATTTCACCGCTTTCTGTAGCGATGGCGATTTCACTCATCTGATTGCTCCATAAGTTTTACTAAGTCGAGGATATAACCTTCAGTTGTAGAGAGTCCTCGTATCTCTCCGCAAAGTTTTTGATAATCTGAAAAATCTTTAGCTGCGCTTTGTGAGACAGCTGAAATCAATTGCTCTCGTCTTTCACGAATCTGTGAAAGTATTACTTCTAATGCCTTGTCCATCATTCACCTTTTGTCGGTTTTGATTTCGCAGGTTTACCATTTGGCTGCCCAAATAGTTTTTCACCCATTTGCATTCCCATTTGTATCCCTTGAGCCTCTTGTTCTAATTCAAAACGCTCGCGGTCATCTTTCTGCTTACCAACATCAACACCAATCTTTGCGCCTTCGATCTCTTCTGTCGAAGCAATTTGGGCTGCGACAATACGTTCACGAGAAGCAATTTCTTCCTTCTTCAATTCAAGTTGCGCGGCTTTGATCGCGGCATCTGCTTGGGCTTTCTGATCTTTGGTATCAGCTTCCTTCGCCTTGATTTGAAGTTCCTGCATCTGCATTTGGATGATTGGATCTTGTTGCTGTTGTTGCGCCTGTTGTTGTGCCGCTTGTTGCTGGTTCTTTTGCGTCAGCTGTGTTGCAGCTTTAGCGACCAAACGAGAAATTTGCAGCTCAACTTCTTTAGGCATTTCTTCACCTGGCTCAGGCAATGGTGCGCCCAATTCTTGCTCAATCTTCTGACGATAGAGGAAGCCAAAGTGTTGTGCTACGTGTGCCTGCATTGATGCTCCCATCTGCTGCGCCATTGGGTTTTGACCAATCATTTGAGCAGTAGCTGGGTCCTGCAAGAACGCCATGTGCGCAGTAATATGCGCTTCTTGATCTTGATAAATAAAAGCTTTAAGTGGCTTGCCAGAAAGCATCGCCATGTTTTCGCTAATAGGATCTTTTGGCTTCTCATCGTCCTCTGTAGGGATGAGTTTGCCGATGTTTTTAATACCAAGCACAGCCAACATTTGTCTATGAAGTTCCGGCAAATCATAGATCTGCGGAGCCTGCTGTGCCATCTGCATTACTGCTTGATACTGAACAACTTTCTGCGACATCGTTGCCGCATTCGGATCACTAACAGGAAGAATATCTACCTGATCATAATCAGATTGCTTAACAGAACGTTGGCCTTCAACTGGCTCATAAGAGTAATCCGATGGCGTGCAATCACGAATAATATCGCGCAGCAAACGGAACTCTTGTTTCATCGAATAATGAATACGAGCTTGAACCGCAGACATTACTTTAAGTGTGCGCTCCAGAATTGCCAGCGTCGTACCAACCGGTGAGTTAGCCGACATATCCGATACCTTCATATCGGCAGCTGATGCAAATCGACGACCTTCTTCTACGATCTGATTCATCAACTGAGCAAGAACTTGGCTTGGCTCTTTATATGGCAGAGGTAAAATATTGTCGCGAATAGTTCCAGACGCTACATCAACATCTCGGAATTCACCTGGGCCAATTGGTGTGTCGTCACCCTTAACGCGCATACCCTTTGTCTTCAAGCCACCAGGCAAGTTAGACAACGTACCAGCGTCAACCAACTGACGAAGAATTGATGTGCCAGATTTAGCAAATGCACCAATCAAATGGATCAAACCAAAGCAATAAAAACCAAAGCCCGGCACATAACCATAGTGGACAAAGTGACTACGCTTTTGCTTAGTCTTATCTTCTGGTCGCCAGTTACGTCTAATAGCTAAAATCTCTTGAGAAGATTTATCAATAGTTACAATGTATGGCAGAGCGATACCAGTTTCTTCGCCATCTTTATCTCGATCTTCATAGCCAACGAGATCCAAAAACACCTGCATTTCAACGAGCTTATAGCGATCATCACTGGTCGCACGGAAGCCCATCTTCTCGGCAATTTTTTTCTCTACATCATCCAACGTATTAGTTGGCTCTGGCAAATCAATATCACGATAAAAGCCAGCTACTTGCAAACGACGTAAATCATTTTCGGTTTTGCGCATCACATGGGATACGCGATCTGCCGTTTCTAAATTACTCGAACCGTAGGGAACAACCACATCTTCTGCCGGCACAAACAAAGACACTTGCCGATTTAAAGCAGGGTCAAAATACACCTTCTTAAATGCATTACCAGAAAGTCCCAAGCCCCAAAGCATACGTTCATGCTCAGGACGGTACTCAACCATCTTGTCAGTCAACTGATAGTTCATGTCATCCTGCACACGAATAGCAGCTTCTTTTTTCTCTGGAGTTTCTTTGCCGATGATCTGTGTCTTAACAGGGCCCGCAGCTGGAAACGTTTCCATAATTGTTTCAGCTTGGAACTTAACCAAAGCCTCAGACAACAGAGGGTGATATACACCGCATGCGCCTTCCCACGGCTCAGATCGTTCTTCAATCTTCATGCCCAATAACTCCAGACCGTCTACATAAGTCTGCATCCAATCTTTTCTGGAATTAATGTCGTCTTCAAACTCATCTAATAAATCATTTGCCAGTGAAGATAGCTCACTCTCATCCATATACTCGGCAAGATTATCTTCAAACTCATCATCAGAAATTTCTTTAGGCTCAATCTCAATTTCAATATCGCCCATCTTCATCTTTACAGATTCTGGATCTTCAATCTCAATTTCAATATCCGGCTCCGGCAAAACAGAACCTAAACCCACCGGCGCTTGATAAAGCGATTTATCCATATTGGTTGCCATAGCTATCCTTAGTAATACGATTTTTTACGGCGGAAACCAATCTCATCTTCTTGCTCATCTGAATCCAGACGTAAGAATCCGCCCTGCCTAAATCTAATTAATGCCTGTGTCGCCGAGTCAGTTAAGTCATCATGCTCTGCATTTGGAAATCTTGCCATCTCTTCAATTAGCTCATCCGCCCATCGAGTCTCCGGTGCCCAAACTTTACCTGAGCGGAACAAGTCTGTCACTGAGTTAATACGCACAAACTTATCATTGCCACGTACCGGCGTATAGTCCGAAACCATAACACCCATTGCCCGTAATTCATATATAAGTGGAGCCCCAGCCGCCTTAGCCTCAATAATACAAGCATCTGGCTCCCATTCATCATAAAACCGTTTCGCCGTATCCTTCAATTCAGGAAACTCCATCTTATTCTTATAGGCGTCCAACAGAATAATGTTTACATCGTTCTCATTTTCGTTCAAATGGAACACACCCCACGTAGTACACGCAGAATAGTCAGACCTTTGGTTCTTAGTAAACGCCGTATCCCATGATTGGATAATAAACTCGCACCTTGGCGGCCGTTCAGGCTCCCATCTCTTCCACCAATCCCGCTTTACTATCGCACCTTCCTCGCCAGTAGGTGTTTGCTGGTACTGAGCGTTCCATTTATACGGCGGAAGCTCCTCTTTTAGTGCAGTTAGCTCCTCTAATGACCAGAATTCAGGCCATAAAGGCTTGCCAGAAGGCATAATTGCCGGTAATTCGATGACTTCCCACTCAGAATCGGAGTTTTTTAGGATTTTGCCGGTCAAATCCTTATCCGACCACCGTGTCATCACTATAATAATAGCGCCGCCAGGCTGTAATCGCTGCCGAGGGCCAGATGTATACCACTCATACACACTATCAAACACAGTTGGGTCAGCCTGCGCTAACCTAGCCTCCTGCTCTGAGTGCGGATCGTCAATAATAAGTAAATCAGCGCCCTTACCGGTAACAGTACCACCCACGCCAATAGCAAAATAGTCGCCATTGTGATTAGTAGACCAACGGCCAGCAGCCTTAGAGTCAGCCCGCAGAGATACACCTGGGAATATCTTCGCATATTGCTCACTATCCACTAAATTTCTAACCTTACGGCCAAAGCCCACAGCCAAGTCCGCCGTATTAGATGATTGAATAACCTTCTTATCTGGGAACTTACCCAAATACCACGCAGGTAACATATTAGAAGCAAACTCAGACTTGGTATGCCGAGGTGCCATATTAATAATCAGCCTCTTCAACGTACCAGCAGCAATCTCCTCAAACTTCTTAGCCATAAGAGCATGGTGTCTCCCATGTATAAACCCCGGCCACATCTCATGCACGAACGACATAAAAGACTTCTGCGCCCGCTCACGGACTACAGCATCCTTATATTGCGCCACCTGCTCAAACAGCTTCTCCTGCTCAGCAACCGGCAACTTATTTATCAATTCGCTTAAATCCACTCATCCCCCAAATACGACACGCGTGTCGCTTTTGAATGTGTACTGCATTTTTGTGCAGTTCTTTTTTGCCAACTACTCCAGATTCCTAAACTTCAAATACACCGGCCGCACAGATCTCCCACTACCCTTCAACCTCTTCAGCGCGCCCAACTTCACTAGCCGGTCTAATATCTCCGACGTATTCCCCATCCCACTCTTTCCCCTAATCCTACAGATCTCCCGTATAGACGGGCCATAACCCTTAACCTTCCACCACTCATCTATCAACAAAAATACTTCCCTCTGCGCCGGCGTCATATCCATCCCCATACACTCATCAAACGTCTTATCCAACCGTTTCTGAGTCATTTCCCTGTTTATTAATATTGTCATATTGTGTCTATCTATCGGGTTTCCGATAGATGTCGTTTTACCATGTATCGGGTTCCCGATAGATGCAAGATTATTAACCCTTTTCGTTTTCTAAAAATATATCCCCCCCCGGGGTCTCGCTTTGGAAAGGCATGGGGGGGTGTTGCGAATCCGATAATAGTTGGGTTGGTTCGTGTGGAATAATATGTGTAGCCGGAGCCTCAGCAAAATCTCCAACTTGGGAGGTGGGTGTAGGGTGGGGTTCCTGGGTCTCTGGCTGAATTTCCAAATCGGCAACCTGGCTGTCGTCGTCGCCGGCAAGCTCTGCTAATAGAGCAGTCGCGTCAACGTCGAGCGCGTCATCCAGATTCAATGTGATGGTCTTTAGCTCGCCGAGTATCTTATCTCTGATGGCCTTTGAATCCTGAACATGAGTGATTTGCTTGCGCTCTACGAAAGCATCTACGCCGACCACAGTGCCCAATACTTTAGCTG